AGGTATGACAATGAAAAAGATTGATTGGACGCGAAAACTGACAAGCAGAAAGCTCTGGATGAGCGTAGCATCATTTGTGACGCTGATGATTGTGGCTTGCGGAGGGACGGAAAATGAAGCCACACAGATCTCTGCGCTGATCATGGCTGGTGCTACGGTTATCGGCTATGTTATCGGGGAAGGGCTGACAGATGCGGCGGCTATTGAAGCAGACAAGGCAGAACAGGAAGGATAAGGTGATCCGATTATCTCCCGGCGCGGGGTTAAGCGTGATTCTGTGGCGGCTTCGGTCGCCCTATGTTTGTGGAGGATATATGATGTGGAAAGGAATTGACGTTTCGGATAATCAAGGCGTGATAGACTGGGAACAGGTTGCAGCGTCAAAAGTTGCATTCGCAATCTTGCGCAGTGTGCGCCGATCGGGCAAGGAAGATCATCAGTTTGCTGCAAATCTGGAAGGCTGCCGAAAGCACAATATACCATTGTCTGTATATAAGTACACCTACGCAGCCACGCCGGAAACGGCGCGTGGAGAAGCTCAGCAGGTCGTAGAATTATTACAGTCTCACGGGCTGACCGGAACAATGGTCTGGTGGGATGTAGAGGACAAAGATGTGTTGCATCCGTTGGGCATTAAAAAACTGACAAAGTGCATCAGAGCGGCACAGGAAGTCATCACGACGGCGGGTTACGGATTTGGGCTATATATCGGGCTGTATGTTTATAAGGAGCGCTGGCTGGACTTTGACGCGTTTGCTGGGACACGGCTGTGGGTGGCTCGATACTACAAAGGTTATCGCACGATGCAGTTTGATGACGAGCCGGATCAGGAATACAAGCCCGATGTTGGCAGCGGTATATCTGGATGGCAGTACACGAGCTGTGGAGAGGTTCCAGGCATCAAGGGAGATGTAGACCTTGACATGGCATATGATGATCCTGCAGCATGGTCGCAGCCTGCGAAAGAGCCGGGAGTGATTTATACCGTATCTGTGGCAGACGTCTGGACACGCGCGCAGGCGGAGGTCATCCAGCAGCAGTTTGCGGCGATGGGAATAAATGGGATTGTCCATAAGGTTAAGATCTTGGAATAAAGATATAGGCCGAGAGAACATTCAAAGTCCTCCCGGCCGCAGGCTATGATGAAATGATGAAGCGGCTATGTCCTGATAAGATTATCTTTTATGGATCTGTACCAGACGATTGCAAAGGTGATATAATCAGGATAAAGCCGTTTAGCGATAAATTTAACGTTGCGGAGGTGGCGGCATGGTGATAAATTTACAGTTTTTCGGAGGACGTGGAGGAAGCAGCAGTTTGGAGAAAATCGGCGGCGTTGGGCTGGATGTTACGTATAACGGAGAAACGACACGGTATTATTTCTATAAACACGGAAATCAGAATTATTATTCGGCGGGGATGGGAGGAATGGCTGAGCCAACTCCACAAAACATGACACCAGCAGAGTTCAAGCGCCGGGTAGAATCCAATGGGGCAAAAACGGCACCAGTAACCGCAGCAATGAAAAGAGCAGACGAAAAAAAACATGCAGCATACCGAAAAGAAATGGATACGTTTTTAGACAGAGCGTATGCAAGTGACAAAACGTTTGTGCAAGGATCGCGTAATGCAAGAAAAGCCAACCGAGCGAACAAACGAATCCGCAGAAGATAATCTCGTAAAGTAGACGAGCAGATGGCAACTAAAAAGAGGGAGGACAAAATGAAAGTAGACTTACAATTTTTTGGCGGTCGCTGAGCTGCTTTAAACGCAGCCGGAAGTGCGAAAAAAAATAGAGGGGGGATCATCGATCCATCTGCAGAGCCCAGGGAAATAGAAGCAGTATATAGAGAATCACGCGGGTATTACGGGTCTTATTACAAGAACGAGATTTTGCAGGCATCTGCTGATGATCGTACCGGGGAGTTATCTTTTGACTATGCTACTCCTGAAAAACGCGAAAAGACATCTAAAACAAATAAAACGCAGTATCTTACATATAAGTTAAATGCTGGCGCAGAGGATGGAGACACGTTTGGTATCAACTGGGACAAGGTTAAAGCTGTCTCGGGACAGACGTATGGCATCCGTGCAGAACTGAAAGAACGCGGTTTTAAATGGGATGGGAAAACAAAAAAGTGGAGGAAAGAGTAAATTTTCCGACCAAAGACATACAGGAAAACAACACCGAAAAGCAGGGCTCTTATGGGCTCTGCTTTGTTTTATAAAATATGTGCTTTAGTATTTACAAATGGCGTGCTTTAGTGTATTATAATCGCATAAGTAACAAAAAAAGGAGACGAAAAAATGAAAAAGAGATTCAAAATTGAAGGGTATTCCTTCAATTTAAAAAAAGAAGTCAGTAGGATCTATTACGAGGATGAAATATTCATTCACGAAGGAGAAGCTGCAGCCTTGAATGGCGCGTGTATTTGCGTAGCCAATAGGTTTAGAGATAATCCGAGATTTAAAGAAGGTGAGTATACACTCACCGAAATAACTGAGTAAAAACAGCAGGGGCGTTTCTTCCCCTTCTGTTTTGGAAAGGATTGAAAATGGGGGAAAAAGAAAATAAGACACCTGAAAAGCAAATCTGGTACTCGCAAGAGTACCAGAAAAAGAACGACCGCGTGAATGTCGTGTTTCCGGCAGGCACACGGGAACGTATGGAAGCTTTGGGTATTAAAGCTGCAGCTCCTTTTATAAAAAAGGCAGTCGCAGCTGAACTGGATCGACTGGAAAAAGAAAATGAAAAAGGAGAAGAAAAAATGGAAAAATTTAATCATTATGGTGTAGAGGTAATATATCAGGTCATCGATGGACCTTTTGAAGAGGTCTTGAAGCAAAACGGAGTGAAATATACCGCACTCCCGTATATTGAGGATATCGTATTTAGATACGAGAAAGACGGGCAGCGGAGATATGCGTACATCGAAGTAGAAAAACTGCCGGACGATTACGCGGAGCGCGTATATATTACGTCAGAGATTCCGGAGGATTTGAGCTGGAAAGGAATCGCAGAGGATTACCGGAATCAGAAATCCGGCGAAAGACCGGCAAAACTACATACGCGGGCATACATGATCTTTTCAGCGGCATACAACGATGCGCTCCGGAATATGCCATTTACTTTTGACCTGAACGCCGCACCAGGGAAAAGAGACATTGCATACGCGCTCATAAAGTACTATGTGAGCATAGATGATCTAAAGGAGATGGATCATCACGATTGCCCGATGATCGATGAATTTTAAAAGTTAGGGACAGCCGAAAAGCTGCCCCTTCTTTTTTATCTAACTTTTACTATTTGCTGAAGCGGAAGAAGCAGTAAAAAACGGAGATTTTGAAAAGTGGCGAATAAAAGAAAACCAGAATAAAGACATAAGCTGAGAGGGCAAGCAAAGTCCTCCCAGCTTTTTATTTTTGATGATGTATGACACGAAATTTTGATCGGAGTAAAAGTATCCGGCATATGTGTGTTGCATTTTGTGTTGCATACTTACACATAATGATGTAAAATCGAATAAAATCATAATATGACACACACATATATATGCCTTAAAATGGCTTAAAATCAATAGATACCGTAAATATAGGGTTTTAGGCAGATATCCTAAACGAGTTCAAATCCGGTTCGCGCCTCTCAAGAATCCTTGAAAATCAAGGGTTCTTTTTTTATGTGTTGCATTTTGTGTTGCATAATTCTGAAAAATGCTTGTTGGCAATATCTGTCATACGGGCTTGTCTATCCTGCATCGTGTGACGGTAGACATCTTTTAAAACTCCGTCGGAACTCCACCCGCCACGCTGCATGATGTATGCATCCGGAATTCCCAGTGCGTGCTGCACGCTGGCAGAATAATGTCGGAGGTCGTGAAAGCGAAAATGCGGGATGCCTGCTTGCTTTAAAATTCGGGTAAACTTGTTGGAGATCTGATCCGGGATTAGCCCTACGATTCTACCAGAGCGACCCTCCCATTTTTCTGCAACAAAATCTGGATATTCAATGAATCGGTCTCCTGCATAACTTTTTGGAGCTTTAATGACCCACTTGTGTTCTGCCGTAATTACCATATTCTCCGAAACGTGCACAGTGTTACCGTTTATATTCGAGCTGTTCAGGGCGCATATCTCTCCACGGCGCATCGGTCCGAATGCAGCCAGAAGAATAGGAAGCTCCATTTCTGTCCCCTCTACGGCAGACATAAGCAGTTTTACGTCATTGTCAGTCGGGACGTATAGGTTTGGACGTTTTTTCTGTGGCAGCCTTGTATTTAATGCAAATTCCGGTCGCTCCTCCTTCAGGACGGCACTGATAAGCCCATGTGTATTTCGCACTGTTTTTGGCGAGTGCTTTTTCGCGTCCTCGTTTACAAGCCTTTGTATCATGTCCTGCGTTATCTCAGATATCTGCACAGGCATGAGGGACTGTATCTCATTCTTCCGAATCCGTTTGTAATCCATAACCGTTCTGGGCGAGAGGACAGCGCTCCGGTCTTCAATGTACTTATCCAGCGCTTCACCGAAAGTGATTTTTTTACAAGTCAGGTCGATGCTTTTCTTCATCTGATAGTCAGCCGCCAGAAATTCTGCTTCCTTCTTCGTGGGCGCCGTAAATGATTTATAACGCCGTTTGCCGTCCTGGTCAGTGTGAGAGTACACCAGAATCCGCCACGATCCAGACGGGAGTTTTTTTGCTGTTGCCATAGTTAATCCTCCTTTTAGGTATAAAAAATACACCTATGCAGGTGTAGGAGGCTGTGGTATACTTTTCTTGCGAGGGAAAACATACCATCACCTCATGTGCTGTATAGTTTTCTTGATTGCCCCGGTGTTACCAGCATCGGGGCTTTATTATTTTAATTAAACATAGTAGGGATTGGGCTTAAACAAGATTGAGATTGTATCTACAAACCAGCCAACACCGAAAAGACCAATCGTGCAAAGGTACAGAATGCCCATTCCAGTTTTACCTTCATAGAATTTATGAGCGCCGATCCAACCGAGAAACAGGCACAGGAAAAATGCTGTCCACTTGTTTACTTTCTTTCCTGACCTGTACCGTGCAGACAGGGAAGATGATGCAGACGCGCTGTTATTGTTATTGTTATTGTTGTTATTATTGTTGTTTATGATGATATTTTTATCATCTTTTAGGCTGCCGACCTGCTTTCCACAGTGCGGACACACTACACAGTCAACGTCTATGCGCTCTCCACAGTTCTGACAAAATTTTTTTGCGACCGGAGCGCCGCAGTTGGGGCAAGAAGAAGCCTGGCTTGATATTTCTTTCCCACATTCTGGACATGTGATAAGTGCCATTTTTATTGTCCTCCTCATATTGGTTATTTGTTGATCGCCGCAGCGATATAACCATGTGTAACATTCTGTCAAACCCTGCGCTGGCTGTCGCTTTTTGTCGCGTAGGTTCGACGCTTCACCGCGTTTCCCTGTACGCATCTGTTGAAATATATATTACCTTGTGTTAATATATAATCAAACAAATGTTCGTGTTGGGAGGGATGCACGATGGACTACAAAAAACTCATTGCCGAAATGGTAAATAATTCAAATGACATTAAAATGCTCGAATTGGTTTACCGTTTCTGCAAAAAGATCTTGCGCTAGGGGATAACACCCCTAGCCTTTTTTGTGTGACAAACTTTCCGCAAGCTTCTCGAGAACTTCCCATTCAGTATCGTCCAGCTTTGCCAAAGCTTCTATAAGGCGTGTCCTGAACGAATCTTCTTCCTTTATTAAATCGCCCACGAAGTCAGTTATGATTTGACTTCTTTCTAAAGGCTGAATAATTTCTCCGCGTTCATATCTAAGCCATTCTTCATTCACATGAAATTTCTCACTTATATCGTTGATCACGCGTTCCGTAACTGAAATTCTCCCTGATTCTATATTTGCGATATTTGCCCTGGAAAGACCTAATGGCTCTCCTAATGCTTCTTGCGTTATATGCAATATATCTTTTCTTAAATAACGAATCCGCTCGCCTATATTCATTAAATTCACCTCCTTGCAAGAGTAATTATATACCATAATGAAACGTTTGTAAAGCACAAAATTATTCTAAAAATGTATTGACAAGCACATAAAAAACCGTTATAATGTGCTTAATAAAACAAACAAGGAGGTTGAGCATTGAGCGAAAAAGAAAAGGACATAATCGTCACGATCGGCAAGGCGCTTCCTAATATGTCCGAAAGAGATAAAGGATATTTTCTGGGATACGCCGAAGCGCTGGCAAGCAAAGCAGGCGTGAAAAGGAATGCCAAAGCTTCTGCGAAAAAAGAAAAAGCAGTAAGCGGCGAAGAGGGGAGGTGAGAAAGCGAATGATGAACGCAGTGGAATTTAATAAAGCCGTCAGCAAGCACT